GCTGCTAATCAAAAGATGATGTCGGACCCACGGATGAAAGAGTTCGGCGAGTCCATGCCGTTTGACGGCAAGCGAATGATCTATGGCGGATTCGAGTCAATCATCGACGAATAGGTAGCGTGACGGGCTGTGCGGCGTGCCCTCTTCACGCACTCTTGCAGGGATTGACCCTTGACGCCCGGGTAAGCACATGGCGTTTGTTACGATAGTGGCATATGAATTTAACCCTCAAAGAATCGCTTGTTACCCGTAGCCGGGTATTTAGCACGTGGACTGCGTTCTACTTTTTACAGTCGCTATTAATTAACCTCGGCTTAGGTTACCCCTTCAGTTTGCTCTAGGCGCTAACAATATTGTGGCAACCACCCAGAACGGCTACAAACCGGGCGATCTGGTGAGTTATCAAATCAATGATGACGGTACGGTTGTCGGCAACTATTCCAACGAACAAACCCAACTGCTGGGGCAGATTGTACTGGCGAACTTTGCCAACAACGAAGGTCTGCGGCGTTCTGGTGGCGCTGATTGGCGTAGGGATTGTAACTCGAGCCGGGCAGTTGAAAGAGCGCAAGATGGGCATTAAAGCCGAAGAGTTCAATCTGAAAAAAGGGCTGGTGCTGGCAATGACGACAGAAGCTGAACAATTATTGCCCGTTTTACAGCGTTACGGCTTCGGAACGCTCGAAAAACTGGCAGTTTTAGGTTGATTTGGTTGAATGTTGCGCGGTCAGAAAATTATTTTAAATTTCCTCTTGTCAGGCCGGAATAACTCCCTATAATGCGCCACCACTGACACGGAACAACGGCAAACACGCCGCCGGGTCAGCGGGGTTCTCCTGAGAATCTCAACAGAGAAAAGCAAAAAAATGCTTGACTCTGTAGCGGGAAAGCGTATTATGCACACCCCGCGCCGCTGAGAAAAAGCGAAGCGGCACTGCTCTTTAACAATTTATCAGACAATCTGTGTGGGCACTCGAAGATACGGATTCTTAACGTCGCAAGACGAAAAATGAATACCAAGTCTCAAGAGTGAACACGTAATTCATTACGAAGTTTAATTCTTTGAGCATCAAACTTTTAAATTGAAGAGTTTGATCATGGCTCAGATTGAACGCTGGCGGCAGGCCTAACACATGCAAGTCGAACGGTAACAGGAAGCAGCTTGCTGCTTCGCTGACGAGTGGCGGACGGGTGAGTAATGTCTGGGAAACTGCCTGATGGAGGAGGACTACGCCGCCGGTTGTCTGGTGGAAAAAATTAAGGTCGGTGATTTCTCCACACCGGCTAAAGCGACCGCAGAGCCGGGAGCGTAACCGATGACGAGTCCCGCACAGCGCCACATGATGCGGGTCTCGGCAGCGATGACCGCGCAGCGGGAAGCCGCCCCGCTGCGACATGCAACTGTCTATGAGCAGATGCTGGTCAAGCTGGCCGCAGACCAGCGCACACTGAAAGCAATTTATTCAAAAGAGCTGAAGGCCGCGAAAAAACGCGAACTGCTGCCGTTCTGGTTGCCGTGGGTGAACGGCGTGCTGGAGCAGGGCAAAGGTGCACAGGATGACATTCTGATGACGGTCATGCTGTGGCGTCTGGATACCGGCGATATTGCCGGTGCGCTGGAGATTGCCCGTTATGCCCTGAAGTACGGTCTGACCATGCCGGGTAAACACCGTCGCACCCCGCCGTACATGTTCACCGAGGAGGTGGCGCTCGCGGCCATGCGCGCCCACGCTGCCGGTGAGTCTGTGGATCCCCGCCTGCTGACGGACACCCTCGAACTGACCGCCACGGCTGACATGCCTGATGAAGTGCGCGCAAAGCTGCACAAAATCACCGGTCTGTTTCTGCGTGACGCTGGTGATGCCGCAGGGGCGCTGGCGCACCTGCAACGTGCGACACAGCTCGACTGTCAGGCAGGCGTCAAAAAAGAGATTGAACGACTGGAGCGGGAGCTGAAACCGAAGCCGGAGCCACAGCCAAAAGCGGCCACCTGCGCCCCGCGTAAGACCCGGAGCGTGACACCGGCAAAACGTGGACGCCCGAAAAAGAAAGCCAGTTAACAACCGAATGCGCCCCGCGCCAGGGCGGCACGCCGGTCAGTGAGGGTGAATCACCTGACACTGTACCGGCGTCCACCGCCCGACTTTTCAGAGGTAGTCATGATGACGCTGATTATTCCGCGAAAGGAGGCTCCCGTGTCCGGTGAGGGTACGGTGGTCATCCCGCAACCGGCAGGCGACGAGCCGGTGATTAAAAACACGTTCTTTTTTCCCGATATCGACCCGAAGCGCGTCCGGGAACGTATGCGCCTTGAGCAGACCGTCGCCCCTGCCCGTCTGCGTGAGGCCATCAAGTCAGGCATGGCTGAAACGAATGCGGAGCTGTACGAGTACCGCGAACAGAAAATTGCCGCCGGTTTTACGTGTCTGGCTGACGTCCCGGCGGACGACATCGACGGTGAAAGCATCAAAGTTTTTTACTACGAGCGCGCCGTGTGTGCGATGGCGACCGCGTCGCTTTATGAGCGTTATCGCGGCGTGGATGCCAGTGCGAAAGGCGACAAGAAGGCCGACAGCATTGACAGCACCATTGATGAGCTGTGGCGGGATATGCGCTGGGCAGTGGCGCGCATCCAGGACAAGCCACGCTGCATCGTGAGTCAAATCTGATGAAGACCTTTGCGCTACAGGGCGACACGCTCGACGCCATTTGTGTCCGGTATTACGGGCGCACTGAGGGCGTGGTCGAAGCCGTGCTCGCCGCAAATCCGGGACTGGCTGAACTGGGCGCGGTGCTGCCGCACGGCACCGCCGTCGAACTGCCCGACGTTCAGACCGCGCCCGTGGCTGAAACTGTCAATCTGTGGGAGTAACGCATGACAGCAGAAGAAAAAAGCGTCCTGTCGCTTTTCATGATTGGGGTGCTGATTGTTGTCGGCAAGGTGCTTGCCGGTGGTGAACCCATCACCCCGCGTCTGTTTATCGGACGCATGTTGCTCGGTGGTTTTGTCTCGATGGTTGCCGGTGTTGTTCTGGTGCAGTTTCCTGACCTGTCATTGCCTGCGGTGTGCGGCATCGGCTCCATGCTGGGTATCGCCGGTTATCAGGTGATTGAGATTGCCATTCAGCGCCGCTTTAAGGGCAGGGGGAAACCGTAATGCCGGTAATTAACACGCATCAGAATATCGCCGCCTTTCTCGACATGCTGGCCGTGTCCGAAGGGACGGCGAACCATCCGCTGACGAAAAACCGTGGCTATGACGTGATAGTCACCGGACTGGACGGGAAGCCGGAAATTTTCACCGACTACAGTGACCACCCGTTCGCGCATGGCCGACCGGCGAAGGTGTTTAACCGTCGCGGTGAAAAATCCACGGCCTCCGGTCGCTATCAGCAGCTTTACCTGTTCTGGCCGCATTACCGCAAACAGCTTGCCCTGCCGGATTTCAGTCCGTTGTCACAGGACAGACTCGCCATTCAGTTGATCCGCGAACGCGGTGCGCTGGATGACATCCGGGCGGGACGCATTGAGCGCGCCATTTCACGCTGTCGCAATATCTGGGCGTCCCTGCCGGGTGCCGGTTACGGTCAGCGTGAGCATTCACTGGAAAAACTGGTCACCGTCTGGCGTACCGCTGGCGGCGTACCGGCTTAAACGGAGTAAACACCATGAAGAAATTATCCCTTTCACTGATGCTGAACGTGTCGCTGGCGCTGATGCTGGCACTGTCCCTGATTTACCCGCAGAGCGTGGCCGTCAGTTTTGTCGCCGCCTGGGCGATTCTGGCGACGGTTATCTGTGCGGTTGCCGGTGGTGTCGGGGTGTATGCCACTGAGTATGTGCTGGAACGCTACGGGCGGGAGCTGCCGCCGGAATCGCTGGCTGTGAAGATTGTCACGTCGCTGTTTTTGCAGCCGGTGACGTGGTGCAGACGGGCGGTGGGTCTGGTGGTGATGGTGGCGACGTTTATCTCGCTGGTCGCTGCCGGGTGGATTTTTACCGCGCTGATTTATCTTGTGGCGTCGCTGTTTTTCCGGCTGATACGTACGGCCTGTCGTCAGCGTCTTGAGGGGCGGGAACCATGTCAAAGCTGATGATTGTGCTGGTCGTGTTGTTATCGCTGGCGGTGACAGGTCTGTTTCTGGCGAAGCATGAAAACGCCAGCCTGCGCGCCTCGCTGGACAGGGCGAACAACGTCGCCAGCGGTCAGCAGACGACCATCACCATGCTGAAAAATCAGCTTCATGTTGCCCTTACCAGGGCAGACAAAAACGAGCTGGCGCAGGTGGCACTGCGTCAGGAACTGGAGAACGCCGCGAAACGTGAAGCACAGCGCGAGAAAACCATCACGAGGTTACTGAATGAAAACGAGGATTTTCGCCGCTGGTATGGCGCTGACCTGCCTGATGCTGTGCGCCGGTTGCACCAGCGTCCGACCTGCACTGACGCCAGTGATTGTCGCCAACGCCTGCCCGAAAGTGAGCCTTTGCCCGATGCCGGGCAGTGACCCGCAGACGAACGGCGATTTAAGTGCTGATATCCGGCAGCTTGAGAACGCGCTGGCACGCTGTGCCAGCCAGGTAAAAATGATTAAACACTGTCAGGACGAAAACGATGCTCAAACCCGACAGCCTGCGCAGGGCGCTGACTGACGCCGTCACGGTGCTGAAAACCAGTCCCGAGATGCTGCGGATATTCGTGGATAACGGGAGTATTGCCTCCACACTGGCGACGTCTATGTCATTCGAAAAGCGTTACACGCTCAATGTGATTGTGACCGACTTTACCGGTGATTTTGACCTGCTCATTGTGCCGGTGCTGGCGTGGCTGCGGGAAAATCAGCCCGACATCATGACCACCGACGAAGGCCAGAAAAAGGGCTTCACGTTTTATGCAGACATCAACAATGACAGCAGCTTTGATATCAGCATCAGCCTGATGCTGACCGAGCGCACGCTGGTCAGTGAGGTTGACGGCGCGCTGCATGTGAAGAATATCCCGGAACCTCCGCCGCCGGAGCCGGTCACCCGCCCGGTGGAGCTTTATATCAATGGCGAACTGGTGAGCAAGTGGGATGAATGAGTTTAAGCGTTTTGAAGACCGGCTGAGCCTTTGTGGATCGAGTTCGAGGCCGATAATAAACAGCATCAGCACCACCCCAATCTCGGCAAAGTGCAGAATAGATTCGGCATCGGTCACCAGTCGCAGCCCCCACGGGCCAATAATGCAGCCGGCTACGCATACCTCCCTCCCCTTTGCCGGACATACGCTGCATTTTGTTGAGTTCGCTCCGGCGAATTTTTGTGAGCAGGATTTACTCTGGCT